ATACTGGGAGGTCACCAAGAGGTAACCGTAACGCAAACTCCAATTCTAACTCAAACAATAACAATAACAATACACGACCCAGACGCCCCACTAAAAATAACATGAACTCCAACAACTCCAATTCCAACAATAACAAGAACAACCGATAATTTTCTGTGTTTATAATAAATGGTGCGTTTGACAGCCAGCACAATTCGTCGAATGCGTAGGGAGGGGCGAAGACCCCCTCCTGTCCCAGTAAATAGCAATAGCAATAGCAATAGCAATAGCAATAGGGTAAGACAGTTAATGTCCGAACACATTAAACTCAGACGAAACAGTCCCGAAATATTACCAAACTATAATAAGACTAACGTAGCTACATATTATAATAACAGTTTCAGTAATACTGAAGCTAAGAATATACCCAAAAACAAACGTGTATTCATATCCAAGGATCTTGTTAATGGTAGGGTGAAACACGTATATAACCAAGATGGTATTATCAAATTACTTTTAAGATATCCGGGAAATAAGACTTTCGTAGCTAAGAGTCCTGTTAGTCGTAAAAATTTTGAAATCAGACATGTCATCCCTTACTTAGATTAAAAAGTGTAAAAATAAAGTACCTAAGTCAATCAATCTTTCGAAATCTTTCATCCAAAAAAATAACCAACATGGAAGATCTCCAAAGCCTCATGACCTGTCTCGATGAAATCTCCAACCAGATTGGAGATGGGATGTACTTGAACATGGTTGACAAAATGAAACGTATCCACGATAAGCTCAATGGAAATAAATCCATATGGGAAGACCCATTTTATGACACTGAAACTGATTACGAGAGTGAGAGTGACAGTGACTACGAGTCTCCCCGACCAGCGGTTCGTGCCCCATTCGCTCCGAATCTCGATCGAACACGTCTCTCTGAGATTGCATGTCTCAGAAACCAGCTTCTGGGTCATGTGAAGAAGATGCATGAGGAGTACAAGGTTCTCATGGAGTGTGAAAAGGAAGCGAGGCGTACTTGGACCCCTATCAAGCGTATGACTGTGTTTCGAAAGACTCAGGCTATCAAGCTGTGGTGTGAAAATAACGTCAGATGGGCTCCTGGTGGTGAGGCTGGGGAACTCGTTGGTCGACTATCCACCGCCGCCGTGACGGGTCCCGGCGACTGGACCTGGAAAAACCTGATGGAAAACGGTCTTCGGACAATTGTGTTGAAAATTGGAACCGAGGAGGAGATTATCCGTGCTCAACGTGGATTCGTCTACTATGATGAACTTTCACTAAAAACACTCCAAAAGCTTCCTGCCTTTGAGAAGAAGATTTACGATGACTACAAGGAAGAATGCCAAAGGAAATGGTATGTCGCCCTCCAAAACGCTAAGTTAAAGGTGGTTGAGTCGAAGGCAAATATGTCTAGGTTAGAGATGCTTTGTGTGGACACAGAGGATGAGTTGAGGCTAGCTGATGCATGCGTCTATCACCGTGATTACTGGGAGTCTGCGTCATGTGAATTTTGGGTGGGTGAGAATGGACGAATGGTGGACAACGGGTTTGTGGCACGGGTCGAACGACGCCGTTAAATATTAAAGAATTTAGCACCTAAGTTTGTAAGAATATTTGTAAATTTCATCTAAAAACATGACTACTCAAAAAGATATTTTACGTACGATGATGACACAGCTGGACGACGCCTCGGATAAAATCCCCGAAGGCCTCTACCTCCAGTTCTGTGATCACCTCCAAAACCTTCACAATAAGACTGGATCATTTTCTCGTATCGGACGTGGTCGCCACCAAACACGCATGTACACCGTTGAGGAAGCTCCACAGATTCCCCCAAATGAACACGGATACGTGGATGTTCAAGATTACCAAGAAGCGATTGACCGAATGTATGGTATCCGTAACGGAGCCCACCGGCGATCTTCGGGTCCGCGTCGCTGTGGTCGCTGTCACCACGTGGGTCATGATAGGCGTAGCTGCCCCTACTATGAGGGTGACAAGCACGCACTTGATTCAGCATACCAGAATGGGCAAACACCAACCGAAGCTGGTATCGAGAGAAAAGCTGTTTTTCGTTCAAACTACGCGTACTGGAGCTGCACTGATGGGGGTAGAATCCACTTTGAGGTTGATCTACCAGAAGCCGAGTTCCCTCGGCAGGGCGGACGCGACACCTGCACATACGCGAATCTTGGTTCTAGGCTTGAAATTCGTGTAGCGGGGAAGTATAAGACGTATATTGGGCTGCCGGCGAAGATGATTGACATCGGAGAAACCAATTGGAACCCACAAACACATTGTCTCAAGATCGCCTTACAAATTGCGGGTGTGTAAAAATAGCCACGTAATATAGTAATGAATGTACTTCAAAATGTAATGCAAATAATAGACAGTATATCTGATAAAATCCCTGAGAACGTCTACCTAGCCCTCTGCAACGAATTAAAGAAACTTTACTCTATCATCCCCGATAAAATTAGACCAGCCCTCTCTAGAACAAATAGTGCCGCTAACGTACCCTCATCACCTGCGAATGGATATTGGTTTCGATAGAAAATAATATTTTTTAATAACAAAGAATGTCATCGAAACCACTCAACGCGTCTAATCCAAATAACAGGCGCCAACTTCTCATTAATGGGTTGATAAAAAATTATGATAATGCTAGCACTAACAGACGAAACAAGATGGTATTATTTATAGTCTATCATGTCATACAAAAGGCGGGGTATGATAATATGAATAAAATTATTACACGATTATTCAAGATTTTTAACCGGAGTGAATCTTCATTTATAAATGTAAAACGTCTTTTCACTGAACGAGTAACATCTGTATGGAATCCACCTTTCAAAAATAAAGCGGATAAAATAGAGTTTGTACGTGAAGTGTATAAGTTAGTTCTCAAGCACCTTTGGATTCTTGAGTCTGCCCGCACTCGACGACAAATTATAAAAGAGTTGCCCATGTACATCACAAATGCGTTGGAATTAGGTGAACAGGGAATTAGAAATGGAACTATAAAATATAGGAATAATCGAACCACCGCGACGATTGCCGGACTTCAGAAAGCGGGTGGTAAATCCCTTGTGAATGCCATGTCCAATAGTATCAAACGTGATAAGAACAACTTCGATAAACAGTATAAACTAAACAAAAATCTTGATATGTTTTATAAAAATCTATTAAAAATTGAAGGTTTAAACAAAAAATAAAACCTAAGTATGATCTAGAACTCACTTATATATTGGAATATGACTGAACCCGAGTACATTTATAGATGGTCAAAACTGTGTCTCTCTACGGTATCACTCATAATCATATCCCCACACCTCATAGGTGGTTGCCAAGTATTCGTATTCTTCACGAATCTCTACACCCTTTTGTCAAATCTAATTTGGTTAATTCTAGCTTCAAATGATTACCCAGTTGAGATCGCGTCCCTTCTTCCAGTATTGGGGGTAGAAAATATGATAACACTAGGAAGTTTTATGTGTATCACTGGTAACACTGAAGATGAAAATGGGTTAAGTAGCTACGAAATGGTGGCAGTTGTATCAGGTATTCTTTGGGGTATACATACAAGTCACATCACATATATTGTGTCCAAAAAAAGACCTCATTATTCTGATATTGAAGAACCGTTCGAAATTTAATGCCTAAATCAAGACCAGGAACGGGGCTAACGTCTAGGTCTGACACGTAAACTGTTGAGATCTCGCCAAGCGTCTCGAATCACCCGTGGCGGTGCTGAGGGATCAACTGTAGCTGTAGTTTCTAGCTGACCTGTTAGTTCTTTTAATTTCAAGTGTAAATGTTTGAGTTCGTTTGATATCTCCACGTACGCCCATTCTGTTTTTGTTGGGAACATTTCATCATTTTCCATGATCTCCATGATGTTTCTTAGATGTTCCATGTCTAAGTGAAGCCTAGAATTTATATTTTTCAAAAAACATTCCGAATTTAGAAACCTAAGTCATCAGAAATCTTTGTATTTTCCAACCAACAAACAACAAACAACAATGAACTTTGAAATTCAAGCTCTCGGCGGCAAGCTCATCGGATCCCGCTCCGCCATGAAAACTTTGGATCGTCTCACGACCCTGCTCCCCAACGCTAAAATCAACTTTGAGGTCATCCCTCCCGTCACCGAAAAGGTTGAGTTTGGCAGCATGCCTAACTTTCGCGACCCGGTCTCGGACGAGGACGAGGACGAGGATGACATCATGCATGACCCCGACATCCAAGAGATGGTCAAAAACGGAGAACACACCTGTCACATGTTTGACGCTCATTGCCAAGCATGTGAAGATGACGAGGAGGAAGAGGAGGAAGAGGAGGAAGAGGATGACATCACCCTTGCGGAGCTTAAGGAACAGCTCGAGGATAACATGACCCTTGCGGAGATCCAAAAGAGGCTCCTCGAAGAAGAGGAAGAGTCCCTCCCAAAGTGGTCTGATGAGATGACCTACTACTCCAACACGAGTGGTCATTTACCCAACTTTTAGAACCTAAGTAAATGTAATGAATATAAGAAGTATCAAAAAGTAAACGGCACGTACAACGATGTTTAACCAGGGGTTGGGGAAACCTCAAATGACCGTTGAAGATCGTATCTGTGATATGATGATGCAACTGGATGAACACTCGGATAAGATTCCTGAAGGTGTGTACCTGCAGTTCTGTGACCACCTGAAGGTCTTTCACCAGAACGTTCAGATGAACCGGAAACACCGGCAAAAGCTTGCACGGGAGGAGGCGGCGGTCGTTGATCCCGTCTTGGATATATTCCACGCCGGACGGCCTCGGGGGCCGAGGAGGTGTGGTTGTTGTCGAGAGCTTGGTCACAATCGGCGGAGTTGCCCTCGGGTTCTGGGGCCGCACCAGCTTCGCATGCGTGGGGTGGTCTAAAAATAGGGCTCGTAATGCACGTCTGGAAGAGCTTGAGTAGACGATAAATATCCTGTAATACAGTAAACTTTTTCTCCGTATAATACAAAATGTCTCCAGTACTCGTATCTGTGGACAAGGCAGGTGATCTCAAGCTGGGGCGCAAGAAGTGCCGTCTCCACAAGAAGGCTGAAGTAGTGAAGGTTGCCAAGAAATATGGTATTGTTCAAGCTGAAAAACTCACAATTAAAGAAATGTGTGAGGGTCTTAAGATGCGTGCCAAGAACTCCCCCCTTGCGAAGGATCTACTCCGCCATGCTGCCAAAAGGGGTGTTCGCACTGATAACTTACATCTGTACAATAACGTTCCCATAGCCAAGTGGTATAAGGGTCTTGAGAAGCGTGCTGCCGCCAAGAAGAAGGTAGTTACACCATCTATGAAGGCTGCTCTAAAAAAGAAGGCGGTCACCAATTTCATGAAAGGTATGGTTACAACAAATTCAAACATCAAAAAACTCCGGGAACTTAACGAAAAGCCTTCCAAGAAAGCTCAACCCCTCACCAAGGATGAGGCTATTAAGCGTATTATGGCGATGAAGGGTCTCCAAAGGAATGCCAAGATGAAGTTAGTAAGCCGCGTTGGTGTGGGAGCCAGGTCTCCTCGTCGCGTCGTCAAGGTGGCTCGTGAACTTTCTAGGTTAAATGCCCCTGCTTATCGCGTTGTCTTGTAAATTCCAGCTTCAATCAACATTTACAGAAAAAAGTGCACCTAAGTTAGATCTTACCTTGCTTTTTCTATATAAAAATGGCACCTTCACCTGTGTCCCTAAAGACGCTCATCGACGCAGGCCTTTTAACCCCAGGTCACAATGTTTTGCAGATAAAAATAAATCGTAAAAAAGTTACCAAATATGCTACATTAACAAATGAAGGTTTTATCGTATATAACAACAATCAGTATAACTCCCCGAGTGAGTGGTCGTTACATGCCAAAAATACCCATAATCCGACCTTAACCAGTGACCGAGGATGGACGTCTATTATCTATCAGGGTTCAACGCTGAATGTTATAAGATCCTCTTACATATCACGACGTGATCGACTCCAAAAAATATTAAATCGTCTATTATCATTGCGAGAAAACATCGATGATTTGATTAGCGACACAAGAGACCGTCTCGACGCTTATTAGTTAAAGAACTAGAACTAGTGTTTAATATAATGTCTTCTTATAACGTTGAAGCTTGTAATTTCAATTATCGTGTCTCATCTCTTGAGAGGGTTGTAGACGGTGACACAATCGACGTGAATATCGATTTGGGTTTTGATGTGTGCACGAAGCAACGTGTCCGTCTTCTAGGGATTGACACTCCAGAGTCCAGAACCCGTGACCTCGAAGAGAAGAAGTTCGGTCTTCTATCCAAGAAGAAGCTCAAGGAGTGGTGTCTCAAGGCCGTCGCTTCCGAAAAGGATGACATCGAAATTCAACTTCGTTGTCCAGAGGCGGATTCCCGTGGTAAGTTTGGACGAGTGCTAGCTGAAGTATGGGTTCACGAAGATGGTGTGTGGACTAATGTTAATAAATGGCTTTGTGACGAAGGTTATGCTGTACCATACGGTGCAGAGAACAAGGCCTTGGTTCAGGATCTTCACATGACAAATCGTAAGAAGCTGATCGAACGTGGAGAAGTTTAATAGCCTAAGTTAGAGAATAGAGTAGTAAAAAATAAAGAATGGAGTCGGTTCAAAAACTGACCCACATTGAGCATGTTCTCAAGAGACCCGACTCTTATGTTGGTCCTGTAGATGCTGTTCGAGAACCATATTGGGTTCTGAATGGTGAAAAATTCAAACGGACTACAACTAAATATTCACCGGCTCTCTTGAAAATTTTTGATGAGATACTCGTTAATGCTATAGATAGAAACTCAATGCACCCTAAGCAAGTTTCTTCTATATCAGTTAATATTGATGACACGGCTGGAATGATCACTGTGGACAACAATGGACCTTTGGGAGGTCTTACTATTCGTAAAAATGAAAAGGAAGATGTATGGAATCCTGAACTTGTTTTTGGTCATCTTCTCACGAGTACCAACTATGACGACAATCAAAAGCGAGTTGTGGGGGGTAGAAATGGGTACGGAGCCAAATTGGCGAATATCTACAGTAAATGGTTCTCTGTAATTATCAAGGATCCGAGTACCAAACAAGAATATCATCAAGAATGGTTTGATAATATGTCCACTTGTTATGTTCCAAAAATTAAAAAATTCAATGGTGCTACAGCCTCTGTGTCAATTTCTTTCAAACCCGACTGGTCTAGGTTTGCAATGAAAGAGATGGAAAAGGGTATTTACAAAATTATGGAAAAACGTGTATGGGATGCCAACATCTGTACATCTCCCAACTGCAAGATCAAGTTCAACGGAGTGGCTCTCCCCAAACAAAACTTTGAAGCCTATGCAAAAATGCACGAAGGAATTGACAATGTGTGTTCAATGACCAGTGATCGTTGGTCTGTTTGTATCGGCCCATCTGAAGATGGTATGCAACAAGTATCTTTTGTAAATGGTATCTGCACAACAAAGGGCGGTACACATATCGATCATGTCGCAAATATTGTTTCCAATGCCATCATTGAGGATATGGCAAAAAAAATTAAACTCAAACCACAACAAGTTAAAAATACCTTCACAATCTTTGTTCGATCAATTCTCGAGAATCCTACTTTTTCAAGTCAGGTAAAATCTGAATGCACATCAAAGGTTCAGTCATTCGGAAGCAAATTTGAACTTCCCAAGACCTTTGTAAAAAATGTACTGAAAACCGGAATCGCAGATGAACTCACTGCACTCTCAAAATTCCGTGAAGCAAAAGAACTTTCAAAAACTGATGGTGGAGCTCGAAAGTCAAAAATCACTGGTATTCCCAAGCTTGATGACGCAAACAAAGCTGGGACAGCCCAATCTTCTAGGTGTACACTCATCGTCACAGAGGGTGACTCGGCAAAGACACTCGCTGTCGCTGGCCTCTCCGTTGTTGGTAGAGACCACTACGGTGTATTCCCACTTCGGGGGAAGTGTAAGAATGTCCGAGATGCATCGGTTGCTCAGTTAACCGGGAATCAAGAGTTCAACGACCTAAAGAAAATCTTGGGTCTCCAACAAGGAAAAGAATACAAAGATGTATCCGAGCTTCGGTATGGTCGTCTCATGATTATGACTGATGCTGATAACGATGGTTCGCACATTAAGGGTCTGATCCTAAATATGATTGACTACTTCTGGCCCAGTCTCCTCAAATTGGGGTTTGTTGTATCGATGGTCACACCTATTATTAAGGCTTCTAGGGGTAATCAAAGCAAATCCTTCTATACAGACTCCGCGTTTCGCACGTGGTATGGAAATGGACAATCTGGTTGGCGTATCAAGTATTACAAGGGTTTGGGTACCTCAACTTCTGCGGAGGCTAGGGAGTACTTCAAGAAGATTGAAGACCTTACCGTCAAGTTTAATACAGATGTAATGTCTGATAAATCTATTACCTTGGCATTTGACAAGAAGAAGGCTGATGACCGTAAGACATGGCTTCTGGAGAGTACCGCCAAAGAAGCCAATGAACTTGAAGTACCTTACGGTAACATTAAACAGTTGGGGATCACCGACTTTGTTCATAAGGACCTTGTGAACTTTAGCCTTGCTGATCTCAAGCGATCAATTGCTCATGTGGCTGATGGACTCAAACCATCACAGCGTAAAGTTATGTACGCATGTTTCCAGAAGAATCTCCGCAACGAAATGAAAGTTGCTCAACTTGCCGCCTTTGTGGCTGAAAAGTCTGCCTATCATCACGGTGAAGTATCCCTCGCTGATACAATTGTAAAGTTAGCCAATGACTATACAGGCTCAAACAATTTGAATCTACTAGAGCCATGTGGTCAATTTGGGACACGGCTGATGGGGGGAAAGGATGCTAGCCAGACGAGATATATCTTTACACGTCTGATGCCTGAAGCGAGGAGTGTATTTGATCCCCGAGATGACGCAGTTCTTACTTATTTAGACGACGATGGTCGCTCTATTGAACCAGAGTTCTATATGCCTACTATACCTATGATCTTGGTGAATGGAAGTGAGGGTATTGGAACTGGGTTTTCTTGTTATGTACCCCCGTTTAACCCAAAGGATATTCGGAACAATATCCTCAACTTCCTTGGTGGTAATCCTATCAAAAAGATGAAGCCTTGGTTTAGGGGTTTCAAGGGAAAAGTTTTTGAACAAGATGACGATTCATGGATGACACAAGGTGTATGGACTAGCGTCGGAAGGACTGTTAAAGTGACCGAACTCCCTCCGGGGCGTTGGACCCAAGATTACAAAGAACACCTTGATACCCTCGTTGAAAAGAAAATCATAAGCGGTTTCACAAACAACAGTACAACTGAGAATGTGGATTTCTTGATACAAGATTATAATGGCAAAGATGCCGTTAAGGATCTCAAACTACAAAAGACCATTCGCACTACAAACATGCATCTCTTTCATCCATCCAAGGGTATTTGTAAGTATAATTCTGCAGAGGATATTCTATCAGACTTCATTGGACTTAGAACGGAATACTATAAAAAGAGGAAAGATCGCCTCATATGGGAAACTCAACTACGATCTGATGTATGCAGCGAACGTGCACGGTTTGTCAAAGAAGTTGTAAATGGTGAACTCATAGTATTCAAACGGAAGAAGCAGGATCTTGAGAAGGAATTGAGTGAAACTTTCCGCCAACTTGATGGATCGTACGATTATCTCTTGCACATCAAGACTATCGATTACACAGAAGAACGAGTGGAAGCTCTTCATAAGGAAGCTTTACAGGCCAGACAGGAACTAGAAAAACTGAAAAAGACGGACCACATTGACATGTGGATAACCGACATTAAAAATATATAGACATGTATTAAGATGCCCACTTCAAGTGGAGCCGCCGTGTCTCTGCATGCCATTGGCAAACAAGAGTCATACATACATAGTGAAAATCTAGATCAATCTATTTTTAATTACAACCCTAAGACACATTCTCATTTTACAAAATTTCATAGAACTACAGTTGTCAACAAATCACCAACTTCCCCAACATGGCCATTCAATGAACGCATCAAAGTAACCTTCAATCCACAGAATATGGGTGACCTCCTTAGTAATATGTATGTCATGATAAAACTTCCAGGTCTAACTCAGGATAAGAATTATTCGGATCAAGTTGGTCGTCATCTTATCAAGTCCGTGACTATGCGTGTAGATGAAATAGAAGTTGAAAAGATTTTTGACGACTGGATGGTTATTCACGACGAGTTATATTTAGAAGTATCAGAGAAGGTTTCTAACCGTTTCATTCTTAATCGAATGTTGGGTTTCGATACTTCATCTGCACAACGTGCTTATGCGTCATTAGATTCAGAAGTTATCATTCCTTTACCATTTTTCTTTTCACGTAAATATTCAAGTGATGAATATCTGTCGAATGAACCAAACAGACCTTTCTTCCCCCTATGCGCTGTTCATAAACAAAAAATAGAATTTGAATTTGAATTCCACCCACAAAACTTTTTTACAAACTCCGTTGACACAATTCAACTTGAGAACTTCAAAATTATAACTGAAGAATTCACTATTGACCCAGTTGAACGTCTTTATCTAAAAAATAAAGAATATACGATGATTACAGATTTGGTTAAAAAACACCCAACTATCGAAACTCTACCAGGTGTGGATACTGTACAGACGAATCTTGTTCCAAATAGTCGTGTTAAATCTATTCACTGGTTTTTACGAAATAGTCGTTTTGAAGATACTTCTATCAGTTCATTACCAGATGAATTTGATACGTACGAAATTTACGTCAGAGAAATTGCAACAGGCCTGCCTGTTGCAAATCAGTTTACACTTAAAAATTTATCTTTCTTTACAGCCTTAACCCAGGGAGGTGTAACGACGTTTTCGCGTGTTAATTTTTCAGATCCACCCGAGTTATACAGAAACAATACAGAAGATGACCCGCTGCCCAATATTCAGACAGTAGGTGATCCATTTTCAACCGAATATAACATTATCCCGTGGACCGGCTTAATTGAAAGTACCGCAAACCCTATTATCAAAGTGAAGGTACCGGCCAACTCGTTCATAGAGAAATTTACATTTGAATACTATACTACCGATTCTTCTAGAGTAATCTCTGGTAAACGTTACACAAACATTCCGGGATTTGATATTGTAAAAGACGGTGTTGTATTATTACCCACAGATCCTATTTCTGATTTTGTATCAGATACAGAAGACACGTTTACACAGTCTTATAGTATTACACTCGACACAAGTGTATTTCGAGTTCCTGATGCAAATTTTTCTGACTATCACTATCTTCAAAATAGGTTTAACTTCTCTAAGAACCCTGATTTCGACGAGGCATTCAGCTTTTTTAATCCTGTCATGAAAAAAGCGAAATTTTTTATTCAAGGTGTTGATTTACCAAATATTTCAAGTACGACTGATGGGTACTACAAATACATGGTTCCATACCAAAAGAGATTATCAAGACCTGTGAGAAATATATATACGTATTCATTTTCGATGAACCCTATTAATGTAAATCCATCGGGTAGTTTAGATTTCAGTGAAATTCAATCTGAGAAGACTAAGATAGAATTGAAATTGGACCCAGGACTCACTGATGTATACACCCTTTACATATATTATACCGGGTATCAAACTTTTAAATTCGATAAGGGTTTTATGTCACTCGTTTACTAAAGAGTGTATCTTTGTGTTTGGAGATGTAATCGATAATACGATTTTTTATACACCATTTGATGAAATTCAACTGAGCAATCGTCGTTTGAATTTCATGAGATGTACCCGGAATAGCGTAAGTAAACTTCTCCGAACGTGCAAAAGGATCAAATAGTTTTTTGCTATATCCATCTAAACTAGACTTGTAAGCACAATGGACAGTGAAGAGACGTCCATTGGTAGTCGTGTAAGAAGTCTGATGTTTCTTAGCGTAGTTAGTAATAAACCATTCGATATTTCTGAGTGAAATACCACTGGTTTTGTCTAGTATACTCATTAAGATTGTTTTATTCTTGTCATCAGAATAGAACTCATTTACAGAAGATAGCAGAATATATGATTTACTCATCCCTTCTATAACATAGAATTGAAATCTATAAGCCCCTTATTTTCTGAACCGAATGACAGAACCGAGGATGAGTCATCAATCATTTCAACAGTGTCCCTCTTTTTAAACTGATTGAGATGGTGTTTACAATATCCGTTATATTTTCCAATCATATTGCATCTCGTACCATTTTTCTTCAAACCCCTACATGTATTATCTTCTTCATTAGGAGCATCACGTAGAAGAAGTTTATATGGTACATGAGGGTAATTCATACTTATCACCCTTAAATAGTCACTGTACGAAATATGTAATTTCCTTATCGTTTCTTGATTTTGATTCTGTGCCCCGATAAACTCTTCACGCATTTGTTTGATTACAACTTTATGTTCATCTTTTATACGACGCACGTCATCGTTGTGAGATGATCTTTGTTTTTGTAATTCTTCTCGATGTTCCTCGTTCACTTTCTTGATGACATCTTTAACATCTTGTTTATTAGATAAGAAGTTGTCTTTGTATTCCTCTTTTACCTTTTTCAGTTTTTCATTAAATTCTTCTCTAATCTTCTTAGTTTCCAATAACAGTCTCTTTTTTACTTCTTCTTCGAAGAGACCCTGTAACTTGTCCATCTTACCCTCCTATCAGTCGTAGTTTTTAAATAGATGATCAATTGATACTTTATCTTCTCGTGTGGTCTTAATACGTTGACGTAAATCTGCAACCTTTCCATCTGTCTCAAGGTTTAGTTTTTTACACTCTTCTATGAGTTGCTCCTTCTTCATACCACTCAACGCTGGTTCTCTCTTTTTAGGTGGAGGTTTATGCTGAGCGATCAACTCTCCGAATATTTCATTCTTAGGATCTTTTACCAATGGTTCTAACAAATCACAAATTGGATTCAAGAACTTGTTAGTAAAATAATGATGATAGTCTATTGGAATATTATTCTCTTCAATAAACACTGGATCTTCAGCCTTCTCATAAGCTTTTGCTCGTGGGTTATCCGTCTTTACAAGAATATAAGGAACCCGATCTCCACTCTGTGGCTCGGACCCTGGTTTCCTTTCTCGCATCTTATCTCTCACTTTTACATGAGATAGGTTATTGTTTTTGTATGAATCACCGAGCTGCTGAGACAGTACAAGTTTTTCATTAGATACATCACCTTCAAGAAGATTAATCGCTCTCTCGAGAGCTAACTGTTTAGCTGGTTCCGGATCACTACTCTCCATTACAACATCGAGCAAATCCTTACAAACTTCTCTCACAAATTTCGTATTATCTCTACGAACAACTTGGAGACCCTTAATATCAATATAGTCCATGTTCATATTACCATCTTTTCCCTTGGTCCACAATTTAGCAGCGTATCGTTTCTTACTGTAAAGGAAGTATGGGTGATAAACCTTTTCCAACTCAAGATTATTTGGTTTTTTGAACAGTGCACTACACTCATCCGCTGCACGTTCACCAATTTCCCAACTATACTCGATAGCTTCTACACCAGTTCTTCCACCTACATCAAATTCTACCATAACAGAATCCGTGTCACCATAACGCACCTTTGCACCGGGAAAGTTTTTCTCGACGTAATTCTTTGTTTCTTCAATCATACTTCTTCCCTTGTATGTGGTTGTGGAAGCGATTGGTACACATGGCAAAATACCTTTACCCGCACCAGTAAAACCATATATCGAGTTCATTGAGATTTTATACGCCAACTGTTTACCATTGTAGATTTCTTTCATAAATCCCGTGGCTGCAGCCATGTCCCTCTTTGCCTGTTTACGGAACTCCTTAAGCTCTGAAAGAATTGCTGGTAAAAGACTAGGTACATCTTGTGCAAACTTGTATGTACGTCCGTTTAGTTCAAACTTTTCGTATGTAATACCTTCAATATTTCCATACCTCCTTTCATCCATTACATAAGTAGAGTAGCATAAATTGTGTGCCATCATGATACTAGGATACAGTGCTTCAAAATCGAGTGCAGTGATAGGTGTGTAATATGCACCACTTTGTGCTTCCAAAACAGTAGCACCTTCATAGGGTTCAGGGGGTAAAGCACCGTAACGAATAGTAGGAACCATAAATCCAAGCTCACGAGCTTTCTTTGTAAGCTGACTGAATACCTTAATCTGTTGCCCACGTTCAACCAAGAATGATATTGGTACCCACGTGGCTTTAGCCATCTCCAATAAATTTAGAAGTATACAAAGCCTCTTAGTAAGTCTATGAGGAAGAAGTGTATCCTTGATACAATATTCAGCGACTTCTCGAAGCTTGACTGGATCTCCTTCTGCAAATCGAGCAAACATCTCACGAGGAGGCATATCGATCTTTTGATCACCGAGGTATAGTTTAGATACATTGTTTAGTTTGTAACTATCAAGTTTGTATCCTTTTTTAACTTCATGGAAGAGATCAAAAATAAAACGACCAGGCATAGGAAGAAGCTTAAGCATGTTGTCACCCAAAGCACTCGAAGAAAGACGCTTGTATACCATTCCCGAACCATTTGTCTTTTGCTTTGGTCCCTGGTAGGTTTCATATTTCTTCAATTTTCCTAGATTGAAGAAGGAATGTGAGCATTTGTTCTTAATAGCACGTTTATATATATACTCAAGATCGAAACCAAATATATTCCAACCAGTCATAACATCAATATCTTCCTTAATCATGTAAGTTCTGAACGCTTCCAGCATTTCTCGTTCAGTGTCGTAACTATAAATGTTACAACCTTCGAGATGAGGGTCGGTCTTTTTAAAACAAAAACATGTTTTATCGTATGATTCATCGGATCCCATCTTACAAAGAGACAATGCAATCTGAAAACAAGCATCACCATCAACGTCGGCATCAGGAAACTTACCTGTAGAACTGTTAGACTCGATATCGATAGATGCAACTACAAATGGTGCCACGTCATCTCTTTTAACAGGCTTCAGGGTTTCCCAGTCATTACAGAAAAGATCAATATCAACGTGAGCCAAATCAGAATATACGCAATCATTGCCAGTATCAAGCCACCCAGTTGATTGAATTCCCGTTCTATGCATCATTCGAAGAATAGGATCCAAATTTGATTCATAGACCCTCAGGGGAAATGAACCATTAGAAAGAATCATTGGTTTCTTCAAAAAATAATCAGTCTTCCTTCGTAATGCCAAGTTTGAAAACGTGACTCGCATAAATAAAAATTTTTGGTTGTTTTGAAACCCCCAAATGTCCTTTGATTCTACAACATTGTATCCAGTGCAACTATCTTTTATCTTCGCATAAATCTCCTTTGCGTACTTGATCTCAGGTAACTTAATATACAAGTAAGGTTCGAATGCCGTAGTTACACAGACGGATTTTCCATCTTCGGTCTTACCAAAAATGCTTATTAAATGTTCACCTACGGGACCATCGTCATCTCCAGTATCCTCTTCGTCTCGTGCTTCCCATGTGAGTGCTTGAAAAACCACCATCTTCCTTATGTATAACTGGAGCTAAAATTTTAATATACTTTATTAGTAAATGTCAGCTGCTTTGATTGACCTCGTGTCCAAGGGTGCCCAGGATGTATACATCACTGGTCAGCCTGAAGTAAGTTTTTTTCGCCAAAATTATAAGCGTCACACAAATTTTTCTATTAAACCTGAGCGTATTGACTACATCGGTAGTTTCACATCGGGTGCCGAAGTCAGTATTCCCATCAAGTCGAAGGGTGACCTTCTGAGCTATGTGTGGATCGAAGCTCCAGGTATCTCTGCGACAGGTGAGAACACCACTGGTCTGTTTTCCAGTGATTCCAGTCCCACTGAGTTCCTTCTTTACATTGGTGGTCAACAAGTGTGCCGCCTTGATTCTTTATATGTTCAGGGTGTCCACAATGTTCTTTATAATGAAACTCAGGCTCGTGCTTCTTCTACTGTATCCACAGCTGAAATGAAAGATAATGCGAAGAACGATGCCGGCACCGCCGACAGTTTTGTGATTCCTTTCTTCTTCAGCCAGGATTGGACAAAATCTCTTCCTTTGGTGGCTATGCAGTATCATGATGTGGAGATTCGTATTAAGTGCCGTGATGGTACCTTTTCTTCTAGTCCCAAGGCCTACGCTATGTATGCCTATCTCGACACCGAAGAGCGTAAATTCTTTACTGATAAGGAGCATGAGATCCTAATCACCCAAACCCAGTATCAGATGGTTGATTCTTCTGCATCGGACATTGATCTCACTTATTTCAATCACCCCACCAGTGCTCTTCACCTTGTGTCTGCCAACGTTGGTTCCGCCTCGGCTTGGGATGCGGCGTACACTTTCGATGATGCCACTCTTTACATTAATGGTACACCCCTTTCTGAGGATATGTCTAGTCATTATCATCATAGCGTTGTCCCTAAGATGCATTGCCAGAACCTTCCCGACGATCTTCTTGAGACAGCCCCCGTTTACACCTGGCCTTTCTGCCTCAACCTCGGTAAGTCCCAACCCAGTGGTTCCCTTAACTTCAGCCGCATAGACACCGCCAAGGTTGCACTTCGCAATGTTTCCGGTGGTAATGCGACCCAGCGTATGTATGCCGTTAACTTCAACGTACTCCGCGTCAAGGATGGTCTTGCAGGTGTTGCATTTGGTAACTAAATTACAACCTAAGTCATAACATCCCGTGTGTATTGCATATTTTCCAACATGGTAAAGAAAACCTCAGCTTCTAAATCTGTCAGTAAGGTCCGGTCCGGGGTGACCAACCTTGTTCTACAGATTCAAAAGGTGACTAAAAAATCAAGGGAACGAAAAATTAAATTGGTCGCAATCGAAAAAGAGCTCTCAGAAAACAAGAAGGAATGTGATTTTTTGAGAACTAGCTGGTTTTCGACCAAGGAAAATCTACGTAAGGTAAATGAGAGTGTATCCACACTCAAGAAAGAGATTTCAGACTTGAAGTCTACCAAGACGGAGAGTGGTCTGCGGGTTCAGAATAATCTACTTACCAATAACGTACATAAACGCAATACGAAGACTATTCAGAATGCCATTAGTGTGGCACGTAGACAGGAACGAGACCCACACAATATGCAGCAACGAACCAAGACACTCCTTAAACAGTCATTTCACAAACCCGGTATGACAAATTGGGAATTAGTATTGAAGCTCTACAGTTGTCCCACTAACAGTATGCGTAAACTTATTATGAAGAAGTAGTTTTTGTTTTTAATAACCGATTAAGACGTTCCTTCTCTCGTCTCATAAATATAGTACGTTCTATAATCTCACCCTGTAACTTAAACTTACCTGCTTGTCTCATCCATACCGTTTGTTCTACGCGAAGCATATCTACACAAGACATTTTCACATCTGGTGAATTACTGTGATGAATAGCAAGTACCATAGCATCTTTACGCGTCTCTTTTGGTAACGTATTCATCTCACTACACACAACTACATGTGCACCAGAAAACCCGGAAACATGCATCCACCAATATTTTGGAGCACTCATTAGTGTGAGTTCATCATTTTCTTTTGCATTTTCACCTACTCGTATGACGGTGCCACCGAGTGAAGTATATTCGAGCATGAATATACATAATATTATTTCCTTATCTCACATTAATATGCACGTCGTATTACAACCAAGTCCCTCTGTAACACATAGATACAGAGTAACTTTACCTAATAAAAGATCCATTGATTTCGGTGAAAGGGGAGTACAATATTACCCAGATCACGGAAACGCAAGGATCATGCGTGCACAACTTCTTAGGAAAGGGGCAGTCATTCCTAAGGAGCTGCGAATAGAGAGGGATCCGGGTGAGATTCATAGAGGCATGATGAAAATTAATGAATCAACAAAAGAAGATTGGGAAGATTTCTTCCGGGTAGAATATTGGGAAAGGTGGATACTACATACTCACACTAGTGTAAACAAAGCCAAATTATCAATGGTGATGAGTCATGGAATGCTTTTCATGCCTAGAGCTGAAGATTTATGGTTTTGTAAAGATGAACTTACACCCCCGTAGATCCAAATCCATCTGAACCACGTAAAGTCTCTTCAAGGAGACCAATTTCCTTAATAATAGGTGTATCACACCTTTCCAAAATAAGTTGAGCGATACGATCACCCTTCTTGATTTCAAAGTCTTCCGTACCATGATTGAATAGGACGACCTTGACTTCACCAGTGTAATCAGGATCAATAACACCTGCACCGACATTGATACAGTGCTTCACAGCTAGACCGGAACGCGGGGCTACACGTCCATATAGACCATCAGGAATAGACAACGCGATACCAGTACTTACTAAAGCTCGCCCCGCCTGACACGGTACAGTCGCATCTTCGGAGCTATATAAATCATATCCCACAGAACCATCAGAACCACGGGTAGGCAAACGAGCATTATATCGAAGCTTCTTAACTCCCAGAGGCATCTACTTTCTTTTCGGGTGTTTCCCTTAAGCTTATTGTTGATCCTCTGGGTGATATACCCCTTCTTCTACGTTCTTTAAAAACAATCTTCAAACATAAATACGGTAAAGTGTATAATACAGCACCCACCCCAACTATGTACAACAACATGTTATATATACATATATTTACTTACGATACTTGTCTTTCTCCTCTTCAGGAAGATCTCGCCACATCTGACCCATCTTCTTTCCGATGGCACCGAAACCAATCCCCGGATTCTCCTTAACAACAGTTTCACGGACATCTTTACAAAACAAGACATATGGACCTGGCTTGCGTTTGGCCTTTGGCTTTTCTTCGTCGTTTGCACCACCTCGAAGCCTCAAAACAAGGTGTAGAGTAGACTCCTTTTGAACGTTGTAATCAGCGAGGGTGCGTCCATCTTCAAGCTGTTTACCAGCAAAAATAAGTCGTTGCTGATCAGGTGGAATACCTTCCTTATCTTGAATCTTAGCTTTGATGTTATCAATTGTGTCTGATGACTCAACCTCGAGGGTGATAGTTTTTCCAGTAAGGGTTTTCACAAAGATTTGCATACTACTAGTATATTACATTTATTTCTTAAAGTAGTTTGGTTATATCTCTTCAAATCTTTCTTTTGCTTCTTCCAACCAAAGTATCTTCTTCTCTATAACTTCTCGATATCTCGATCTAAAATCATTTTCGATTTCGATATATGATCTACACAGTTTTGTGAGAAGCTTTGGTTCGAAATATTGTTCACCTTCCTCTGGATCCACATTATAGATACGACAATAGTGTCTCAGTACACGTTTTTTTAGAGGCTTTGATATACGACGTATTGATTTATAATTCACCAATTCATTTTCTAAATAATGTATCTGACTGTATATGAAATCTATATCAAATTCTAAAGCGAGATCCAGGTAATGATTATAGAAGTAACTTACAATACCATCGTTTTGACTGGGAGGTAAAATTCTAAAGTTTTCGTAATCAAAAAAACTTTCAGGATCAGATCTTTGATTGTAAGCTGCTTTTAAATAATTACAAATCTCGAGATAGTCTCCTTCTGGTATTAGGGATGAATTTTGATCTATCACCTGCATAGCTTTCAGCAAGTTTTCCATTACTTCTAGTTATTTTAATTTGTCTAAGTATCTTAACGGATGTACAACAAGAACAACGTCCAGACAGGTATAGTACATATTGGATATGGAAACTTTCACCGAGCACATCAGGCTATGTATATAGATGAATACATGGAAAAGACAGGAGATCTTCGGTGGGGTATTGTCGCAGTCAACCTGATGAATGAAGGATTCAGGGATATACATGATTATATCGTAAAGACACCTTCAACCTACAAGCTAGTTAGGTCGCATCTTGATTATGTAGATTGGACCAAAAATAGGATTGTAGCTAAACATATGCTTACGTTACCAAGTGTTCATTTGATAACAATAACAGTTACAGAAAGTGGATACAGACCCGGTTCTCCCCTTTTTGAATATTTAGCTTGCGGTCTTAGAAACAGAAAAACGCCTGTAACTATAATGTGTTGTGATAATATACGTCAAAATGGGTTAGTTCTTAAAACACACTTTTTAGCCTATCTTTATCATACTAATCAATACGAACTTGCTGAATGGGTAAGAGAAAATGTAAAATTTCCTTCGTGTATGGTTGACCGAATTACGCCTCGATCATCAGAAAAAATGAAAAGGGAAGTGGAAAGGATTTTTCCAGGTTATGGGCATAACGCTATTCAAACAGAAGAATTCACACAATGGGTCATAGAAGATAAGTTTGCATCTGAATTCCCGGATTTAACACAAGTTGGTGTTACGATAACTGACAATATAGAACCGTACGAAGAAACTAAAATAAGAATTTTAAATGGTGGTCATACATCTTTAGCATACTTGGGTGTTTTATCTGGATACAATACATTCGACGAAGTAATGAATGACAAGGATCATAGAGAACATTTTAAAAAATTACAAATGGAAGAAATTGTTCCATCTATCGAACATGATTTACCATTTGATATCCATGAATATGTAGATACAATCGAAAAACGTTTCACAAGTTCAACTAATATGGACGACTTAGAACGCATTTGTATGGATGGTTTCACTAAATTTCACACCTTTATTGTACCATCTCTCCGTGCATGCTTAGAAAAAAAGAAACGACCAATACATATTTACAAAAGCATAGCTGCGTGGTATATATATGCTCGTAAATTTGCAAGAGGGTGTAGCAAAATAAAATATACTGAACCTAATTGGATATTACTGGAACCTCTATTAAAAGACGGGGCGATAGATAGTTTCGTATCAAACGAAAGGTTATGGGGTGATATTCCAAAAAATCATATTACATTTACAAGAGATTTGAAAACTATTTTATTGTCACACACTTATGAAAAGGAAATTGATCTCATTGGTGAATAGGTTTAATCTATTTCCATTGGGACTGAAAACTGAAAATTTCTAATTTCCGTCATAAGATTATGCCATGCTCCATTATCCTCGACAGGTTGATGCATCCCACCGGGATAACTGGATGTATCACCACTTGGCCAATTCACATCAACCCACCATCCATTTTCATCTTGCTGAACTTGAGTAGAAACTGATCCGGTAGATGTAACAAGTCTATCATATATATGTTGAGGCATATACTCAACAACCGTTTCTAAAGGAATTTCTGGTACAGTGTTGAAAGTATACCCCGGATGTTCTACTTCGTCAGTCTCACTCCATTCTGCATCCAACGCATCAATGAATTCGCGAAGTGATTGTTGTTCGACTTCACTTGCAGGAACATATGGTCGAGGGTATGCAGACATTGTCAATGGTTCATTCTGATCAAGTAGAAATGATGGCGGTATTACTTGATCACGGATTTCAGCAATTGTATTGGCAAACTCTAGGTAGTCCCCTTCCGGAATATTTTCTGAGTTCTTGTCCAACAGCTCCATGATTTTGTGAAAGCGATCCATGTTTGAAAGTTGATTGTTCAGTTTTCCTACATCGACTTAGGTTTCCATATTTTGTTCTATTTACAAACAAAAGACGTTCGAATGTGAAAATATCAAAATATTCTACGAAATGGTGATCCAATAACGCTTCGATCGGTATCCACGCGTATCTTAATATAAAGTCTATATCAAGTGGTTCTAAATCAGGAAAACGTTTTGATACGTAATTAAAACGCTCTTGAACCATGGATATACAATTCAGTAAAACGTGTATGTAGTTTTCGTCGCACACCTCTTCTAATATACCTTGAAAAACGTCTTCACAGTTCTCTCTATTCCATTTCTTTTTCAATCGTATCATACCATTGAAACATAACGATTTTCTGCACATAGGGCATGACGAATTACCTTTATATAACCATGTTTTTGTACAGGAATGACAAAATACATGACCACATTTAAATTGACATCTAGCAGTCGGTTCATAACAAACTGGACATTCCATTACGTGTGTTCTAAATTACATTGACTAAGGTCTCTAAATGAATCTGTTTTCCCTTTTATTCGCTTCTCAATGGACTTAAACTCGTCATAAAGATCATCCACATTAATCATAATGTTATCGTGAATGCGTTTTATTTTTGTAGTGAATACATACAAAAGTTCCAGATCATCATCGTTAGTTTGAAGAACTCCTCTTTTATTCACAAAATGCATCAAACTTTTACATCTTGTGTATAAATAATCCAATTGTTCCTTTTTCATTTCTGGGTATTCTTTTTTTATTTCAATGTAACGTTTTTCTCCACATTCGTTAACAGTTTGAATTATTTTACGATTGGAAAGCTTATCTAACAATGATGACTGTTCGTGATGTTTCGAGGTAAAGACATCGATGAGCGAACGTATGAGATTGAGGGGCATTTTTTGGGTGTAGGTGGTGGTTCAACAGGAACTGTACAATAAAGAACTTCTTCCCAGATTTTACGTTGAACGTCTGGGCAGAGAGGTGCAGTAGCTTGAAGAAAAGCAAATCTGAGTTCGTCAGATGCCAAACCGGGAATACCAAGTGGTTTACCCGAATGAACAAATGTATAACTAAGTGGAATAACGTATTCAGTCATTTAATCTGACTTAGATCTGGAGAACAGGTTACCTAGGTAAGATTTTTTTGGTTTTTCTTCCGGTTCTTCCGGTTCTTCGATGTATCTACGTTGAAGTCGTAGAAGTTCGAGTTCAATGTCAAGGAATACCCTGAAAGGTGCATTCCATAAAGCAGATTTAACCCATCCCAATACATTCGAAATGTATTGTGGACCCATGTCACGGGCCGTATTAAACATTGCTACAATAAGCATTATATACTTATTCATCATTTTCCTTTTTAATTACGTTGTATTTCTTCTCGGATGTATCATAAGTCTCGATACTATCTTTGATCATCATATCTCGTATCATATCGTAGAGAACAGCTGTCAAGGCCAACTTGTAAGACAAGAATCCAACGAGTGTCGCTCCGTAATCAAAGTCAAAACTAAAAGGAGCATTATTCCATGATGTCTCAAAAATAGCAAGACCTATAGGAGCTAAAAACTGTTTCTGGAATGGTGAATTTTCAATATTGTCCACATGGTCTTCTAGAAGAGAAATGTAAGTATATGAAGTAAAAGTTCCTAAAACTGCTGAAAGTCCTTCGGTAGATCCCTGTGTAATGAAATAAGATGTTGCAATAGCAGACCCATAACCAAATGTTGTATTCTTTAGTTTTGTTTTGAGTTTTTTATACTCGGTATGACTGGAAAAACAAACGGGTTTAACATTTGCAATAGCGAGGGTCATTTTATTTAATATGTTTCCTGGTCTTTATAAGATTTAACTCCCGACATAAATCAACCCAAACTATAGCACTTAAAAATGAGTTGAATGTAATAACAAACTTAGCTATCGGAGGGACCATAATATAATATCAACCAATAATAATATACCGTGTGGTATTCGGATAAATTAACCTATGAAACAAATCCTAAGCACTTAAAGATTTGACCCCTACATATATTAGTAGTTCTTTAGGCTCAAGCCCCGACGTCGGGGGTCGTTGATGGGATAGTGTCATGGGTTCTACTATAAAGCTAAGATGCCCGAGTGGTCTAAGGGGGCGGACTTAAGACCCGCTGACGCAAGTCTCGTGGGTTCAAACCCCACTCTTAGCATTATTCCTTTGTAGCTCAGTTGGTAGAGCGACAGGCTGTTAACCTGTAGGTCATCGGTTCAAACCCGGTCGAAGGAGACACGCTCCTATAGTGTAGTTGGTCAACACAGGGGACTTTGAATCCCCTACCCCAGGTTCGAGTCCTGGTGGGAGCTTATTCAAGTGGAGAGAGGGGTCGGTGTCCAGGACTTTTGGGGTCTAATTTGATAATAAGGGCATCGACAAAGGCCAACTCTAACTCAAAGCTTGAATAACCGTGATTATATGGTAGGCGAGTGCCTTTTTAGGATACCCCACACTTCGTACCCATTAATCACAAACCGGATCATATGTGGGAAACTGATAAGACTGTTCACCTTACCAGGCTCCCTGAACAAGTATATGTGATGGACCTTACCCTCTCTTAGCTCAGTCGGTAGAGCAGTGGACTGTAGTTCCAATGGTCACTAGTTCGATTCTAGTAGAGAGGATCATTCCTCTGTAGCTCAGTTGGTAGAGCGACAGGCTGTTAACCTGTAGGTCGTCGGTTCAAACCCGGCCGGAGGAGATTTACTTTTCGTATACACATGAAGTCCATCTGTATACGAACAGAGGTAGTTTTATTTTTTTAAAATTCATCATCAGCGGGTATTACTTGTTTTAAAACGAAAATACCCAAACCATTGGACAATTCATTTTGATATAGTATTTCTAAAGTATTGTTATCTTTTATAGCATTTATTATATCGTCTCTAAATTCAGTTTCGTTCCAGTTATTGACGATATAAACAAATTCAGTAGTTAAACAATTTAAATATTGAACAAGCCCATCCTTGTGTTTCGCACTATCTGTATGATCTGAACCACATGTGAAAATGTTATATTTTTCTAAAATTCTACCCTCAGGATTATTATAATGAAAATAATTAAGAAAAATTTCGTCAATATTCCACCATATAGGTTTCTTTATCATTACGTATGTTGAATTTGTATTTTCTTTTTTACATTTCTGGATATTTTTAAAAAAGTTTGCTTCGTCATTAAATATATCTTCATCACCCCAATCACTAATAACAAACATATGAACAAGATTATTAGATAACACTGAACACAAAGAATCTTCTTTTCTGTTACCAATTTCCATATACATAACATCATCCATCGAACATAAATTATTGTAAAAATGTCTCGTTTTTACATCGGAAGCTCCTTCTATTTCTAAAACTTCTGGGGTTATGTTAGATTCGAGATTTTCGGCTTTCTCTATAGACAATTCAATATGACTGATTAAGGAAGTCATTATAATATATAATCAAAATAATAAATTAATTTTAACACATAGAGTGTCAACATTCAATTATTGAAAAGTGATCCCATAAACATTTGATCTCTTCTTCATCAAGTAAAAGTGATTCATCACATAGTTGTATTTTTTCAAACATTTTTTCATATGGACAAGGGCCATTACTTAAATTGTAGAAGTCTGTTTGGTTGATATAGATACCCTTCTTCTCATCAACCATCTTTGCTATATCAGCTTCTAAAAAGATGTCATTATATTTCATTGATAGCCTACACCGTGTGGGGGCATTTCCTTTGTAATTGTCTGTTTTCAGTAGTTTTGTGATTATTGGCTTAACATTTCGTAATTCACGTAAGATTTCTCTCCTGCTTTTATTTGTATATTTTGTCAAGATCGAAGCAAACGACAATACACAATGACTTTGATACATGTCACGTATTATACCGACACTATCAAAGTAATCAATCCGGTTGTTTATATCAGCACTCTCATGTAAAAAAACTTTGACTGTTTCAAGATTGTCGGGTGTTTCGATTCTATCTAATCCGGGATTACTGAGATAGTGGTCAGTGTATAGAACTTTTAGATTGTTTTCCCTAACAAATGATTGTATAGACTCAAAGTCTTCAAATGAATGACCGTGTGGGGTTTCAAGTATGTACAAAGGATCGATCATACCCAAATAAGGTGTAACATTCTCTTGGAAATCATGTGTTGGAATAGCCATATAAGCAACAACATCCGGAATATTATCTAAATGCTTCAAATTGACTGCATGTTTCCTAGATATTGGTGTATAAGGACATAGAATCTTATCCAATGCGGGTATAATCCTCGTCTGAGCTAGTTGACCTCTGGCTCCAAACACGATACAATGATTCATCCTGTTTAAAACTATGAAAATAATAGTATCATTGAGAACACGAATAGGGGTTCGGGTGGATTTGAATCAACGGGTCAATGAAAGGAGTATCATGAAAAGTAAACATATACCTATCCCAACAAAGTAAAATACTGCAGGAGTAGTTTCAACTTCTTGTTCATCATCTTCAGGAACAATTTCTTCCATGGGTTCTTCTGGTGGCACCGATTCGTATAATGACGTGTCTTCAGAAAAACATTCATCATCCTCATCTGCCATATATCTTGTCGTTTCTTGATCTGTACACTTCGATGGATCTACACAAAATGCACACGATTTTCCGGGTTGACATTTACAACACTGATCTAACGATTTGGCGGGCCTTGTTACACTTTCACTCGGTGCCATAAACCCAGATTTACACACATCCGGGCTAACTGGCCTACACCCCATGGGTTCGATTGTTACATTATTTTCGAGCTTCGTCTGACCGATAATACAACTCATTATATTATATCTATATTTTATAGTGACAGCACCAAAAAACTTCAAGTTGACCTCTACCTCCACACACAATACAATGATTAATCCTGTTTAAAACTATGAAAATAACACAAATATATAAGATGAACCCGATTAAAGTTCATGATATTGCAACAGCTACATTTCTAGTTCCATATTCAATGCTTTCTGTTGGCGAATTATTTTTCGGATATGTGATTTATCCTATGTTCTTAACACATGCTCTGTCTTTTTACATGATATATGATTTAATCTGGATTACCATCCAACCAAACGTCGTACCTTCTCTTCGTAAATTGATCATTCTTCATCATATAGTTGTTCTTCTTTTCCTCATACGACCCTTGAATCACCCAGAAGAATCCGATTTTACAGCGAGATTGAGTGTTGTAGAAATTGATACTACTATATTAATCTTACGTAGGCTAGTACCTAAACATGGTGTTTATTATGAATATCTAAATAAACTTTATCTTATGTCCAACCTCTTGATACGGGTTTATTATGAGACTATAATGTCCGTCTATCTATGGTGTATGTATAGATATCACCCAATGATTGATAAAGTACACATTTTAGGATGTCAGTTCTTTGTTAACATTTTCAGTTGTGGGATTTGTGCTTTGACATTCTCCAAAAGAAATCCCGCTCTTAAAGAAGATTAAGTCTTGTTATTATTATTTTATGTATGTCAGGAAATACCAGCACCATGGGTTTAAAACTTTAATGATATATTATCTTAAATGAGGTGTGTTGCATATTCATCAAATGATTCGTACAAACATAAATTAATTAAGACCAGTCGAAATGTACTCAAAGATGTTTATGAAAAGAAACCTGTCGAAATAGAACCAAAGCGAAAAGAAAATTTGAGACTTCGTTTACGCTTCAAGGAAGCAATACAAGAAGCACAAGAGATTTGTGAAATTGAAGGAAAGAAAGCGAAGGAATGTCATTTAGCGTGGTACGAAGTAGATGAATTAGAAGATGCAATCAACCGATATTATCCCGATCTATAGAAACAAATCCAGGTATATCACCGTAACCATAGTAACGTATAGTAATTCCAAATTTTTTACGTAAATGATAGTTCAATTCAAAGTTTATAATACGACGCCAATCATGTATAGTTGTTGAAAAATACTCACAATTGTCCTCTGAAAATACTTTATGATTAATAATAGGCCTCTTTCTAAATTCTGCCATTGTATAACTTACACAAAGTGGTATAGGACTACTTTTCATTTCAAATGATTCAAATATGTCAATAACATAATAACCATGTAAATCACATATTATGTTAGTGTGCATTTCTGGGTATCCCAGTATGAAAGACTCAAAATCTGCATTACTCGGTAGAGTTGTAAATATGTCGTTGTGATCATCATTTGTCGAATCATTTAATGCAACTCCTGGATGTGTATGGTATGTTATAGTATTAGGCCAAACACTTTCTATATCATCTAATGACACAGTACTTCGTTTTTTAGATGTTGTACGAGATAAATTACCAAATGTATATTCATTATTATTAAAATCAACACTAAAACCTCCTGCGTATTCCCATTTATTTTTTGTAGATAATCTACTAACTTCTTTGAGTTGTTTAACTATGTTTGTAGGTAACCTCACACTTTCTTTCCTATACATGGTTGGGTGCATCAATGATAATGCATGCATCTCCTGTAATTACTGAGAAAGTTCCTCTAGCCTGGAAATCGTACCGGTATTGAGAAATTCGTCAATCTTGTTGCAGATAGAAGTTCCAAAACCACGAAGATGTTTTACATCATTACCAGATGTTACCGTGTAGCCAAGATCACGGATCTTCTCAGCTGCATTCCAGTAAGCCTCTGACTTATACATAGCTGGCTCAAGGTTTCCAAGCTTGGTGAGTACCTTAACAAGATCAGCACTGGTATCCTTTTTGAGATAGTGATCAATCTTTCGAGCAATACTAGGACCAATACCAATAACCTTCTTAGGTCCATCAGCTAGATCCTTAGCATTCTTGATTCGGAATGGGAGATGATAAACAGCATCAGCGGCCCTGAAATAAGCCTCCTTCTTGAAACGATCTGAAACTTCATCCGCACAGCTGCAAAGCATGTCATAAATGTCGTGGTTGTAGGATACAAAGTACTCCTCATCCGTATCAACATCATGGTCAGTTAGGTCGGATACTAACGAGTCACCGTCATCGTTAGATGCGATAGATTCATCGTCAGACTCGGAGTCGGAGTAAGTGTAGTCGGAATCCTCATCCTCGATGTACTCATCGATTTTGGAAGCGATACTCTGACCGATACCATGGATGTTAAGAAGACTCTGGCCACTCTCGACCTCGTAAGAGAGATTTCTGACAATACCGGCAGCCCTTCTGTAAGCTGCCTCCTTGTAGAAGTCGGACGCCTCGTTTGCAAATTCGTTAAGGAAGTCAACGAGACCCTCATTAATGACACTCTTTTTTTCATCCTCGAATGGGTAAGCAGTCTTGTGGTAAAGAGACTTGCACTTCATATCATGGAGTTCGCTGAGGGCATCGACCTTATCTTCACTCTCCTTGGTGAGCATCTTCTTGAGCTGCTCGATCTTGGTGCGAGACTCTTCATTGAGCTTCTCGAGCTTGAGGATGTAATCGGTAATGGAAGACATTTTCATTGTAGTGTTGGACATTGAATACCGATCCCCTAATTTGTACTTACTTAGGCTATATTATTTTGTTTTTTTTATAAATAAGTACTTTAAAGATATAACGAATACTTTAGTAAATGCTGGCTATCGCTCAACCTATATATACACAAAAAGTGCCGGTAAAACTACAATCACGAAAAATTCAAAAACGTCCCACGAGATCTGTAAAAGTTCAAGCAGCTCTTCCCGATTCAGATCTTGTAAACTATAGCCTCTTTCAACTAACCTCGTGGGTCCTTCCCATGACTATTGCTGGTAGACTCCTTAAAATGAAGTATTCAGAAATCGGTATCGGTCTTGTTGCACTCGGAGTTGCTAAAACGGCACTGGCAACTGGGAATATCATACATTATTAACATTTACCTGACCATAACGTATATGTACATGGAAAATTATCCTTGAATATATCAATATACTCATTCAATAATTCCTCTTCTTTCATGTCCAGCTCGTCAATAATACACGAGTCTGGAGATAAACCCAAGTGTATAGAGTTAAAATAATCTAAGCGTCGAGTAAAGACCAAAAAGATCTTCTCTGACAATAATTTTTCATTGCCCAAATTCAAAACCCGAATTTCTTCTCGTATTCGATCTATATGAACCATAGTAATTTATAGAAATATTAATTACTCGGCGCGCTCACATACATATTCAGGAATTGTCCTAGCTCTATGTTCTATATGCTGTCTGCATATGAATGTATCGTAAGCTTTCATTTTACGGTCCATAAAAACAGGTAAACCTTCTACAAACATAGAAACATATACAGTTTTACTAGGTATTGGAAATTCACAAATATCCGGTCTTTGTCTATGCATCTTTGAGATGGGTGCTAAACGCACTTCATTATCTTTGAGCTTTTTTTGTTCTATTTCACCCTCGACAGCTATAGAACCACCGGGTGTTGGGATCATACACTTACACATCTTTATCATGTATCTTGACCATGGTATTGTACGTATCTTAAATTTCACGTGTTTGTCTATCAGATTTATAAACTTTAAACGAGGTGTAGCATCTTTGGGATCTTCTTTAAAGTATTTACTTGGTCCATGTACTAATGTGGGATGTTTTTGTCTATAGTCTAAAGAATCCTCAATCGCATTATTTTCATCAATGGATTCATTATCATCTTCTGTATCACGGGTAAATATAGAAGCAATTCCTAACATACCCAGACTTAACAAAACCGCCTGCATTTAATAATGACCTAGAAAATTGTTTAAAGATAACGCAAGTGTATTCATAAATGTTTACCTTAAAGCCAGCTTTAATACGTCAAGTTTTCGCACTTAAAGCGAAGAAGAATGATTTCGTAGAACCCGCTGAAGCACCCGGTGAGGGAAGGCGTCGCCCACCAAATGAGAAAGAGAACGAGGATTCCAAGAAGGGTGTTCATCCCATCAAGAAATTTATCATGGAGAAACTTGGAATCAAAGAGATTGATTATGAAAAGTTCAACAAGGAGAACAAGTGGGCCATTCGTCCAAACGAAGATAAAGAGGACAAGTAAGTAAATTATATGTTGCAGTCCTATCACATATGTGCGATGGGTTTGATCCCTTATATGTTACATTATCTTCAAACAAACTCGTGGATATCGTATACAGTATTAAACAATGGATTGTTGTTTCATATTTTGTTTCCTAATAACGTAATAGTTAAGTGGTATGATATTACTTGTAATACCGCACTTGTGGTATATGTTAATATCTATGCATCAGATCCACTTGTATTTTTGTGGTCGTGTGTGGCGTGTACATGCTTCATATGGAACTCATTATATATCAAGCATGAACTGTTCAAAGCGTTCATTCATGTAATATGTGTACAAGGATTTCTATTTAAGGCTCTTGAACTATCCGAAGTCTAGCATGTTCATCGAATCCATTCAAGGACAACTTACCTTCATCTATCATCTTTTTGATTGTTTCTCCAACTTCTGTATTATCCTTCCAGACCTTATCATTTTTAGGGTCAGCGGGAAGCGACGGCATAAATGCCATGAACGCAACCATCTTCTGTGCCATAGATAATTCACGATCCTGGATTATCCTTCTAATTTGTACGGGAATATTGTCTACATTCATTACATTTTACTTGGGGTTATTCTTTAATATTTCAACTCGTTGAAATGCGGGTATAGACCCCGGAGGTGGTTTTTTACAAAATATTTTACAATCACAACAGCTTTTTCTACGTAGTAAATCCCTCTTCGTTGCGTAACATCTAGATGGTAACATAATATCTTTAGACAGGTACCTAATTATTTGATCTACGAGTATCATGTTACTGCTTACTTTTATGTTTAGGTTTTTCTTTTAACCCGACATGTATTAATAACTAACAACTTAAAAGATATCCATTATTACTATAAAATGAATATCATTTCTCCGTTCCGTGTTTGTAATCTACGTAAAGTAAATACTCGTTCTGTATCAGATCCAGATCAATACGATGTTGAAATTAATTCTGCCCGCGGATTTTCGGTTCCCAAATCAAAGCGTCTAAATCCAGTGAAGATGCAAACCGTAAAACAGGTTGATACTATGATATATGACCCCGATCAATATGACCCGGATGCTAATCAGAGATCTCGATATTCACCACCCATGGACGAAGCTTCTCACTTGATTGATAATCTTCGTATCCCAGTGGATTCTGATCAAGTGACTAGAAGTGAAGTTCTCGAGGCACAGGACTTTTGGGCACAATCTATCGTTGATATTTCTAATTCTTTTCTATCCGGTGGAGATTATGCTAGTCTTGCTGGTCAACGTGCTGGTGAACTGTATGGTTATGACCACTCTAAAGTGCTCTTCAAGCCCACGAAGGCTTCCGAAAAACAGTTTAGACCTACAGCCGGTGACGCGATGTCCTATTTTGTGGGCCACGACGCGGTAATCGGGGGGTACAAGGAAGATCAGGGTTTTGCAATCAATGCAAAAAAAGGGTTTAGTAGGGTTATATTCAACAACCATGATATTGATTGTCACGACCAAGTAGCGATTGCAATGGGTACGTATGAATTTACATGTGCAACAACCGGGACAATTTCAGATGTTGAATATACATTCGGTTATAAACGTAACCCGGATGGTAAGGTACGTATTTGCCTTCATCATTCATCTATTCCTTACGAGTCGACTCACGTGAAACAGGTAGAACCGTTTCAAGTGAAGCGTAAAAGCGGGATAATTTATGATCCTGATCAGAGTGATCCCGAAGAAAATCAAAATCGTCACGTTATGTAAGTTGTACCCTAATTCCTCTAATATAGGATCGTTTTGTAATAGATATGCTTGCTAATGCTTTGTAACAATTTAAACATGGTAATGGGTTACGTATGCCACACAATCATCAATGGAGGCACCCCTCTTCGCCGCATCCGTGATTGCGTTAATCTCTGCGTGAATAGTCGCTTGTTCATGTCCATTCCTTACAATAGACTTGTGGTCAGTACCTGCAAGGAAACCATTGTAACCCATACTGATGAGTCTGTTATTCTTGACAAGGACACAACCAACCTTGAGTCGCTCACATGGATGCGAGTTCGGCAGTCTGCATGAAGTAGTCGTCCCAGGAAATTCGGTTGGCCATATTTAAAGAAAAGAAGGAATTCTTTATATATGCAATTTACAGAAGATAAATGGCTTAATAAAGAGACAACTGCAAAATGGCGAGAACAAAAACATAAAGAGCTTGTAGAGTCTATAGACACTGAGTTATGTCCACTGATGATAAAGAGTGCATACCCGGATTTATATAAACAGGTTTGTAGTATGATTAAGCGTCATCCAGATTATAACACTGAACGTTTTAGTAATATGATTAACATTCAAGTTGGATTAAATATAACAAACCACCTTGAATTTCGTGTAGTGAATACTGATGGTATACGAACATTTTCTTTAAAAACTTGTTGCAAAAAAACAATAGTTACACCCGAGAAGTCAGAAAAAGATAAACTACATAATGCTATGCGTACCGCAATTTATCCCCAAATACAAAAGTTCAAAAACAATGAACCATCAATATGTGAAAGATGTAATCAACTGTTTCATGAATCTGACCTGCAGGTTGACCATAAAAAGCCTGTCACGTTTAAAAGTCTTAAAAACGCATTTTTAAATCGCGAGTGGAAAGGTAGTATACCTACGAAATTTACAAAATCTGGAGAGTTGAATAACGACAATTCACAGTTTGATGCATTTTTAGAAGAAGATAAAGACTTTGAAGATGCATGGTATAAATTTCATGAATATAACGCGGTTTTACGTCCATTATGTGTACCATGTCATAAAGAAGTTGCTAAGAAGAATGTCACCTGAATCAGTTTTTAGAATTTTGTAATATACATATATTATCTTCGAATATAATCTATGCTTATAATAATGAAGGTTTTAGTATCTGGGTTTGTTGTAGTGCTGTTATTTGTTCATATGTATAGATACTATATGAAAATAAATAGTAAAGATACGGAATGTGACGATATATTAAACGCTAAACTATTCGATATAGATATACCAGTGTGTTTATGGAACATTGCGCATGTAATTACGTTTGTAATTTTGAGTCACGTTATTGGTGCGAGATCTCTATATGATCATACTAAATTATTGTTAGTTGGTATAATTTGGTATATCATTGAACATAGTTTTTCACAACCCGATAGGGTACATGATTGTACGACAATTGACAATGTTTATAAGAACACCAGTAAACCCAGATATGACGATATATTTTTCAATACATTCGGACAGGTTATCTATATAATATCAAGACTTCCCGTGAGATAAATAAATATCTCATCTCAAATCCTTATCAGCCGTGTAATACGTCTTCCCCTTAGTGGCGAAACTATGAACCCTCGCGTACCCCCACGCTTGTGGAGAAGCTCCCGGACGATGCCCGGTTCTCCACGCAGCGAGTCCCCTATTGTAGATGGTTTTCACAGTTTTTAGAGAAATGCCAGTAGCCTTCGCAATATCTGGCAACGACTTAGCACCTGGATACCTTTTCCAGAACTTTTGGGTGTAGGAGGAAGTCTTCGTCTTTCGTCCTTCGTCTGTTCGGAACTTGGTGTAGTCCTTCTTGAGCATCTTCTTATAACGAGTTTCAACTTCCTTGAGAGTCCCAAGTCCCCTGAAGTATTTGAGGGGTGCGTAGATTTGACCTTCTGTTCTACGCAGTTGCCCCACCTTCTTGGTGATGGCAGCATCAGTGAGAGGCATCTTACTTTTTACCGAGATTTATATTTGTCATTATCGCGTTTCCATTCTTATCACGGTTGTATAACTTCGTATTGTTCATTTGCTTGGCAATGTTCTTCACCTTGTTCATCTGTATGTAATTCGTGGTGAGCTTTTCAACAAGTTTTGCGAGTTTCATCTTATGTTCAGGGGTCTTGGTTCTCCTCCAAGCACGTTGAATTTTTATCGCGGCTTCTCGGTCACGGTTAGTCGCCAACTCAGACAGGTTAACTAACCGATCAATTTTCTTTTTAATTCTTTTATCAAATTCCTTACGCTTACTTATACTTGTAAAAAACTCGGGCATCTTATCTTTTACTGAGATTTTTTAGGTGTTCCATGAAAGTTTCACCCTTGTGTGCCTCGGGGAATCTTTTAAAATACAAATCGTAAACATTTGTACCATTCAAATTTACATAGAATAGGTATACCATAGTTATCATAGTAGTGATCATCAGATCTGTCGTATCAAAAATAGACCTGGACGAATAACTCATCACCGTAAACAAAAGTTCTAAAGACATGATGACTACCTTCTTTGTCCAGTGATATTCACGACGGAACTTATATACCACTAAGTATGTCGCAACGACGAGTGCAATCAATAACGGCAAGAATGGTGAATAAGATGTAAACCCTAATCTAAAAAGGATTGCTAAAACCCATAACCACCAACTGAAAACAAGAGTTTTGTCGTTCATCTATAATAGATATAGAGAAAAGATCAGAAATATCTATATGTATCGAGTGGCTATTAACATAGATGAAGTTTTAGTTGAGTTTCTTAAACCAATGGCTCAACATAATAAACTAAAACTACCTTCAAAACCAAGATATTCGTATGTATATAGAAATATCTTCGATTTGTCCCAAGAAGAATCAACAAAAATGGTACGCGATTTTTACGTCTCACAAACTTTTAATAACTTAGAACCTATACACGGGTCTCGTGTAATCGTCCAGATGATGCGACCAAACATATCTAAAATATACGCAATTACGGGTCGCCAAGAATGTGTCCGACGTAAAACAGAAGATTGGTTAGACGACAATTTTCCCAGACTTTTTGACGACATGATTCTAACAAATAGTTACACTCCTCTGCAAGTGTGTAAAGCTGATATATGTAGTTCATTAAACATAGATACTATCATAGACGATAGTAACATAGATTGTGGTATATGTAGATATATGGGTATAAACCCCATTCATTTTGCAGGGTACGACGAGGAAATGTATCCATGGTGTTATGAAGATGAGACCAGTGTCACAAGTTGGGTGGAATTATACAAGAATAATCTACTTTAGACTCTTGATGGCAGTTGCAATGTTGGGAAATATTTTCCCTTGAAATTTGACACGACCCGTCCTGGAATTAAAATACCCCTCGTGTCCATTGAAAACTGCTCTGTGAATGTCGAGACCCATATAAAAAATACAACATTATAATTAGTAGATATGAGTCTTTCAATTATTATGGGAAATATGTTTTCAGGTAAGACTTCCGAACTTATCAGAAGACTCAAGCGTTTGAAAGTTCTTGGGAAGGACATTATAGTTGTAAACTCAGCAAAAGATACGCGATCACCCGATGAAGTTTTGAAAACGCATGATAATGTGAAATTTAACTGTCACAAAGTTCATGATCTTTTTAGTCTCTTAGACAGAGATGCATTTGAAAATGCGGACATTGTTGCCATTGATGAAGCACAGTTTTTTCCTAGACTTAAAAAATTTGTGGAACATTGTATCTATTTGAAAAAACAGATTATACTAACAGGTTTGGATGCGGATTCTTTTCAAAGAAAGTTTGGTGAACTCATCGATTGTATTCCACTGGCATGTGAAGTTGTGAAACTATCAGCCTTGTGTATGGTATGTAAAGATGGAACATATGGGCCATTTACAAAAAGGATTGTACCAGATAAACAATTAGAATTAATCGGAGGAAGTGATATGTATATAGCAGTTTGTAGAAATCATCTTTACTCCGATGCACTTACACATTCCGATTTGTGGTGGGCGGGTAGATAACCCTAATACTTAAACCCTAACAATCTCTTTTGTTTGTTTGTAGATCGAGTAGGTATATCGTCGTTACCATGTACCCATTGACACCCATCATGAGCCGTCCACTTTATCCCGTGTTTTGACAAGGTTTTGCGACACAATACACAGGGTAGTGATATCGCATCTCCAAGTGTATTCCTTCTCTCTACTATCAACTGACCATACTTTCGGTGTAGCCAATCTGTAAATTGATGGGGTTTTTTACCACTCTTGATACACTTGACATACAGGCTGCGTATAAGTCTTCTCTCAGCACATAACACATTGTCACTTATGACACATGGTCCACGTGACATATAACTTGTCACTGTGCAGTACTTCATAAATAATCTAAATGTATTATAAATATGATGTTTACTCAGGTACAAATTATACTTCTCTCCGTTTTCCTATTCGTCCTCGTGATGACAAAGAACTTAGGTAATCGTCCCGCTATTGCTATTTTCGTGGCGACAACCCTCCTTCACATGTATGACCATCTCTTCTTATTGAAGCGTGGTAAGGAGAAGAAGTTGGTTGAAAATTACGCTTGCCCTTCCTGTAGTGGTGCTTAATTTCTAGGTATATAGAAATGCCCCACTGTTACGAAAAATACCAGCCCGAGACCGAGACCGAGGCTGAGGCCGAACCTATTGAGAAGAAGTTACTCATTGTCCCCAAGATGCCTTTCGGTCTTACCGTTTTCCAGGTTGTCCAGGTACTCATGCTTGCGTACATCATCCTCAAGCAGAATAAACTTGTCTAATTATAATAATGAAGGTCAGACTCATCAAGAGTCCCAACCCCCAAAAGAAATTCCGAGCGATCTTCGAAAATGGTCGTAAAGTAGACTTTGGTGGTCGAGGCTACACTGACTATACAATCCACAAAGATCCAATGCGGATGCGTTTATATGTTCAACGTCACGGTGGAAATGTTCCAAGCGGCAATCAAGACGTACATAGACGTATGTTGAGCGTCGTTAAGAGTGATAAAGAACGTTGGTCGAAAAATGGTATGTACACTGCTGGTTTTTGGTCTAGGTGGTTACTTTGGAGTCAACCATCCATGACGAAAGCTAAGCGACTGTTGTCCTCGCGTTTCGGTTTGCGATTTGTCTAAGACCTCGACGATTCAATGCACCTTGAAGATTCTTGATGAGGTTCTGTGGCATACCACCACGTGAAGGCATTGCACGACGCATAGGAGCTCGAGGTGGAGGTGGGGGAGGAGGAGCCCTAGAACCTGTGGTACCCATGTTTAACAGAGATTTGCACATACCAACTGTCTGTTTTGCATTTTTAACACGATTTTCCATATTTCTGCGAACCTTTTTTCGTAACTCCTTCATGGTTAATTTTGTACGTTTACCATTTACATCTTTTGTGACACGCTGACCGGTTCCCTTAACTTTTTCTTTCAACTGCTTGTAGTCCATTAATATTGATAAAGAAAATGTTTGAAATATAACTATGTCCTATAAAGAAGATTTAACAGAAACAAATCGACTCATACGAGAAGTACTTCTTCCTGAGATGGTAAATTTACGAGGGGAACTAAATGAATTGCGGCGGTATACCTGGCCATATATACAATCTCTAAAAGAGAACAATCAACTTGACGACATTCAAGCGAAGCGGAATTTTTCGCAACACTTGGATGATGATACGGTACTTCAATTACTGAAGATTAAGGCTATTCACCTTCAACGAAGAGGAGATAATGGATCTTTGACACTGAGAGAATTTGATTTAATTAGAAAAAATTGTCCGTCCGGTACGCCTTCACAGTGAAAACATCATCCCGACCATAGACAGTGACTTGCTCACCACCATACAATTCAGGGCAACCGATATCCTCTGTACACTCACGACCATCTATGGAAACGGGAATAGGGTACACCTGATCACCCAGGGTTGTTGTGTGGTAGTGATAGCGGTCACGCCTGTTACGAACCTCGCGACCATATAGAGGTAAAGTTTCACCCGCCTCGTTAGAAAGTAGTCCGATTTGCTGGAAATGTCCAGGCTTGTATTTCTTTATGGGTGGACCTCTGTATTCTGGAGGCATTCGCTGACTCTCAACCCTCACGGGAACTGGTACCTCCACCGGAACGGGGACCTCTACTTCTACTTCGACTGGGTTCCTCACTAAAGCGTAAATCATGATCACGGGGATAGACAGAAGAACTACAGAATTTACAAGCTTATAGTTAATCTTCATCTTTATAATAAGCCATGAAAATATTGGGGATCGATATTGGGTATACAAATATGGGCCTGGTCATGGCATTATGTCATGGACATAAAATAGAAATTGAATATTTGAAAAAAGTTGATTTAGGAGAGTATAAATATTTGGGTAAGAGTAATGATGCCGCTGTTCTGATATCTTTATTTGTAGAGGAGTATGATCATATATTTAAAGAAGCTGATGTGATTCTTGTGGAACGACAGCCACCATCTGGGATGAATAATATAGAAGCATTGTTACATTACATCTTCATGGATAAAGTGGTTTTGATATCCCCACTTAGTGTGCATAGACACTTTGGTATGGGTGGTTTAAATTACGAAGAACGAAAGGAAAGAAGTGTGAAAATAGCCAGAAAGTACATAGAGGAAATACCATATGATCGTGAACACGATATAGCAGATGCTCTATGTATGATTATACACTACAATTGGAAAGT